TCTAAAGCATTTGATGTTGAACCCATCATACACTTACCAATGATTCTACTACCTAATCTAAGGCAGGTTTTTGTAACTCTCCAGTTATTTAATATATTATCTGGCTTTTCCCACTTACCACTTTCATCGTGGACTAACAAAGCAAGCTTTTCACCATCATAACTATTATCTCCTGTGTTTTTCCAGTCTATAGTAGTGTCTAGTCCTTTTATTTCTTCTAGACTTTGTTTAGATTGTATTTTCTTTCTAGTAAACTTAGAGGCTGGCACACGATAAGCTAGTTCAGACTTAGGTCTATCCATACCATCTTGAACAGGTTTAAAAAAGAAAGGGTAGTTGATAGATATAGGTACAACTTTATCCGTAAACATTTTCTTTGCATCAGCACCAGACTTGGATAATATGCCAAACCTAGCATCACTTGATATTGTAGCTTGATTTACTGTTTCTGCAGAACTCATAAAAGAAAAACCAGAACGTCTATTCTTAAGATAACACATACCGTAACATCTTGTATCAGCTTTACAAGCTTCCCAGAATATAAAGAATAATCTATTAGACTCTCTAAAGTCTGGACGACCTACGTCAATCTTAGTCCATTGTAAGTACATGTAATGAGTACCAGTGATATAAGTGTTGTCTCCGTTATTATTGAACCAAAAACCATCCTCTCTACGTTGAAACTCTTCGTCGATATATCCATACCATTGATCTTTTTGATCTTCAGGATAATCTCTCCAATCAAATATGTTCTTTAGTTTAGATAATGCTTTAGGATTTTCAAACGCAACCCACTTTTTAGTCTCATGTTCATAAACATTAGATGGAGCTTTAGGTAGAGCTATTTTTAATCCTTCGATTTCATATATCTCACCTATCTGTCCAGTTTTAGATATAACAACTACGTCATGCTCTTTGTCATAACCGTATTTCCACTTCTTAGACTTATTAAGTCTTTTGATGGTGTTAGATCTAATTGGATCTATTACTTTGTATAAAGTTTGTTCGTACATTATTTAGATCTACCTTCTGCAAAACCTTTAAAAACTTTTTCTTTCTTTTCTTCTTGAGGCTTACCGTCTAGCATAGCTTGCTCTTCTTGTATACGGTTAAGTATTTCAAAAGCATCGAATATAGCTAACTTCTTAGTAGCAGCAGCATTTTTAAGTCTATCAGCAGTAATGTCATCACCACTATCTACTATAGCTTCTTTAGCTACTTTTATTAATTCCTCAACTGCTCTATGCCCAGCTTGGATTATACTCTTCTTCGTCTCCTTGATATTCATATTTAATTGAAATGTCTTTTGATAATACTCTATATAACCTTATATTGTCTACAACAAACTCAAACTCGCTCCACGGTGTAAAGCCAACTAAGTCACCCACCTTTATACTTCCATCTGAGTATTTAACTACACCCATTAATGGTCTTTCTTTAGACTCATCAAACTTGTCTATACTTTTTATAGGCTGAATAAAACAATATCCTTTTAAAGGTTTCCATTTGTCTTTGCGCTTATATAAGAATATTTGATCTTCTTTTATAATATAAGTACCATCTTTATAGTAGCTTCTACTATTCTTTTCTTCGCCTCTAATATTATACCACCTTCTAAATATGTTATGATGAACCACTATGGTGTCACCAACTTTTAGATTAGATTTTATATTTTTTGGTAAAGCTAGTATTTCTGCCTCTCTATTTACGTATTGATGGTTAGATATTTCTGTATTTAATAGTAGCTCGCTACCATCTACGTCTATAGAGTTATTGTATCTACCACCTATTGGTTTTACAATATAGTCAAATAAAGCTTGCATTAGTACTCTAGATTATACTCTACAGATACAGCCATATTTTTATTGAAGTCTTTCCAAGGAAGTATATCTCTATCTTTAGAAATATACACGCTGTACTTGTCTTCACTCTCTATTATATTGCATATAGTGTGGCCACCATATACATTTTGACCAACAGAATAGTGCATAGAGTCAACCTTGTAGTCTTTACCTATAGTTATCTTACGAATTACTCTTTGATCCATTGTATTCTATTTTACCGTCACTAATGCTTATCTCATCAGTGCCATATTGCTCTTTAAATTGTTTTTGTAAGCTAGACAACGCTCCTTGATATTCAAACACTTGGTGTGCTAAATTGTGCTGTCTAGTAGATAATACGCCTATCTCGTTTTGAGTTTGCGTAATTGCTTTTACTAATCCTTGTAATTTTATTAATTGCTGATTAGTTACTTTTTCTGCCATAAGGTCTTTTGCCTTAGGCGTTTTTCTTTTTGCCATGATTTTATTTAATTTAATTAATTACTATTATAGTCCGTTTCTGGACATTATATTATTTTGAACAGCACTTATTTCATCGCTAGTAAGTAGTGTGTTATATATTGCTACTTCGTTTATTGTTCCATCAAAAGGAAGAAACGCGCCCGAACAAGATCCAACAGTATTTACTGTTAGTGGAGCTGGAATCATACTATCTCTAGTTGTATCTGTTACGTCTGTTGTATTTATAAAAACTCTAACGTTATCTGTTGAACCACTTCCATTTCTAGTAACAGACAATAAAAAGTTTGTTCGTGGTAAATCTTGCGTTAAGTTTAGTTGATCTGAATCGCCAGCAACACCTTTAACTGTAACCCTATCTACATCACCACCTTGGTGAACTCTAACACATTGGTTGGCAGCAGATCCAAATACACCCATAGATGCCTCGGCATCAGGGTTTATAACCATAAAAGCACTAAAAGACGATAAGCTTACTTGTGCGGTTAAATCAAATCTATCATCAGCACCGTCAAATGTAATGTCACCAGATGCATAGTTTGGCTGTCTACCAGAAGATGATTGTGCGGCGTCATTACTTTCGCCAGACTGATCAGCCCAGCTAGAAACGTTACTTCCATTTAAAGTTATTCCAGTGTCATACTTTAACCAAAGCTTAAGCCCAGAAAGATTAGTCAACTCAAAAGAACCCGTAGGAGAACTGTTATCAAATATATGTCCTAAGCCTAAACCTAATCCCATTATTTATTGTATAATATAACTGTTTCACCTGCTGCTGGAGTTATTGCTGTAATATCTCCATAAACTACAGTACCAGCTTTATAAGTTATAGCACTATATGTTCCACTACCGTCTGCTAATGTAAATACAGTTGGTGTGCAGTCTGTTATAAATTGAGCAGCATAAAAGCTACCAGTAGTAGCTGTAGCTCCTGTTACGATCTTAGATCCCATTCTACCTATAGCTGAATCTTCTAAAAATATTTTTGACATTTTACTTATTTATTAGTTTGTTCGTTTGTTTTTGATGAACCACCGAAGAAAAAATCTACAATGGTATTTACTTTTGCACTCATAGCACCAAACACGGTACTTATGAAACCTATTTCATAATCACTTAATTCTAATTCGTTTAAAACAAAGTATTTAAACATAGTATATGTTAGTCCAAAGTATGCTACTGTAAATAGAGTTGCTAGTATCTTTTGAATAATAGCATCATCCTTATACATACTTCTAGCATCTTTGCGATCTTCAACTTCTTTTGAAAATGCTTCACGCTCTGCATCAAGTAAAAGCTTCTTAAGAGCAAGCTTAGCTTCTTCACGCTCTTTGTCTGTAGTAATGACAGTATCAAGTATACCTTCCGCATTTTCTACTACTTTACCTAGTATACCTCCTAGAATATTATTTATCATCAGTCTAATTTATTAGCTTCCCAAGGTAAACTTGGATCTCCTTCTTGTAGTTTCTCACCTGTATGAGGATTCATAATGTAACCATCGCCTCTAGGCCAAACTTCTCCATTAAAGTAAACAGCATTGTCGTCATAAGTCTCAGTACCTATTTTCATAGCTGTAACGTGCTGCATTTCGTGATTAAGAACTCTTTGTACCATAGGATCGTTTGGGTCCATGTCTTTAGTAACATATATACTTCCATCCATGTTAGCTTCTCCAAGTATATTGTCACCAAGCTTTTTTTGGTAAACAGGAACACCAGGAAC